GGAAAATCTATCGGTAGATTATCCGATGCACAAAAAGAAAAGATTTTTGGTAATGGTAAGAATTGGATGAATCTTGAAGTAATCTATCCAGCATCATCAAATGTGATAAATTACGATAAAGCAGAGATTGTATTTCACGGAGCACTTGAATATGATGAAAGTGGTAAGGCAATTGGTGAACTTAAAGGTTCTGGACGGATGTTGGCAGGAATGATTAAACAAGTTAATCAACATATACAAAAACATTATAAAATTGGTAAACCACAATTTCTAACAGTATCTAAGGTACAAGATTTTGGAAAAAAGAAGGCTGGGTTTATCAGTAGATTAAGTAAATTACAAAAAGAATATGCATTAAAGGATAATGATACATTGTCTAAATATCATCAATCATTTTGGGAAGAATTTATCTTTAACGCGTCAAAACAACATAGTGCAAAAATATCGAATAAAGTTTTGATTAATTTAACTAAAAGATGGGCGTTCTTTGATAAGTCATATAAGATACCAACGATTAAAAAAGATTTGAAGAAATTTCCTGATTTTTTAGATTGGGTATTATCATTTGATAAGAATGACCATCAAGAAACGGTAAAACAGAATATGAAACCATTTGAAGTGTTGTTTTTTGATGTAGGTGCTCAAATATTGAAGAATATTAGTGGATATTTAGCAGTTTCGGGAGATAGTGCGGTACAAAAGATAAGAAGAGATGTAATAGCTGCAATAAAACAGGTAAAACGAAGTAAAGATGTTAAAAAGTTGGCTACTTTAAAACACCAACTTGAAAAATTAGAAGCAATTGGTGGACTATCTTCAATAGTTCCATCAGAAGGTATAGTATTTAAGTATAAAGGTAATACTTATAAGTTCACAGGAGCATTTGCACCTGTGAATCAAATTTTAGGATTATTAAACTTTTAGAGGTTATTATGGGAAATTATAGTAAAGAAGCAGAAAGACAAAGTAAAGCAATACAATCAATTCTTGATGGTCAAGAACCAGAAAAACGTATAATGGTAGGATATCAAGGTGATAAAATAGAACTTACTGAAACGGAGAAAGAAGAACGAAAAGTTTCTGCAGAAAGGGCAGATGCATTAAAAGACGCACGAATGCCGTGGTTTTGTCCTGAATGTAGTAAAGTAATGAAATCACGACTTGATAGAAGATTTTGGTATAAGGTTCGGAAATGTCACGATTGTGTGGTAAAAGAAGAAACTAAAATGAGAATTAATGGTACTTTTGATGAATACGAGAAAAGTAAAGTACGAGAGAATAAAAAATCATATATTAGAGAGTTAAAACAGTCAATTGACGAGTGGAAAAATAGTCCAGCTTCAGTTACTTATTTTAATCAAGTTAGACCAGATGGATATTCACTCGATGAAGAAAAGTGGGAAGTAAATGAGAATGAAGTTAAAATTCTTATAAAAGAGGCTGAAGAATATTTAGAAAAGTTAGAAGAAACAATTTAATTGATATTTATATGTAGAATAGGTGTAAATACTTAGGAGAAAAGAAAATGACCAGTAAAAAACTACGAGAAATAATTCGTTCAGAGATACAGAACGTAGTAAAAGAGGAAGGTGATTTAGGAGATTATAAATTACCAGCTCAAGCGGAACGATATTTAAATAAAGCAGTTGATGCTATTAAAGGTGCTAATCTTAATCGTAAAAGACAAGTAGCAGCATTAGCAAGAATAGTTAAGGCGTTAAATTTAGATAAGAGTGATTTAATTAGATACTTTGCTAAAATAAAACGTGGTCTTTAATGAGTGGGGAATCATTCAGGAAGTTTCTTAAAAAGATAAACCCTGTTTGGATTTTCACTTTCTTTCTTGGACTATCTCAATTACTATCTAAAATAAAAAAGAAAAAGATAGTAAAAATAGATAAAAAAATCAAAGAGATAGCTAAAAAGAAGAAACAAATTAAGTCTGCCACTAAATCTGTTTCTAAAAAGAGTGATAAATTAAAAACAAAGGCAAAAAATCTTGAAAAAGAAATAGAAGAAGTTAAAAAGGGGTCTTCTAAGGCAAAGAAAGTGAAAGATATTTCAGAAGCTGAAGATTTTTTAAGAGAATTTGCTAAGAAAAAATAATAGGAGTTAATTATGGCGAATGAACATCCATCATCTTATGATGATTTTCAGAAATTCGGACATACTGGAGAATATACTACTGTGTGGTCGGTAGCAGGAGATGCAGCAGAATATTTTACAGGTTCAAAATATGGAGCTGGTGCAGTACTGCGTGAAGGTGGTTGGGATGGTAATATTTTACTATCTAATGGTGGAGCAATTTCAGGGTCTGCTTTGACAGCTGGAACTATCTATCCATTCTCAGTACGTACAGTTTCAGGTGGGTCTGCTGGAACAGCTGTATTATATGTACTTAGAAAAAATCCAAAAATAAATTAAGTAAAATAAGTTTGACTAATGAAATGGATAATACATTTATTCCTAATTGGTTCACTTTTCGGACAAATGACTCTGACCGAAGAGGATGCTATAAGTTTAACTAATAATATAAAACAGTTACAATTTGAAGTAGAAAGTTTATCAAAAATAGTTTCGTATCAGGACAGTTTATTTGATATTTATAAGGGAAAGTCAGTAGAAGATGATTCTTTAAAAGTTTTATATGAATCTCAAATTAAATTATCTGATGAACAAATTAAGTTATTAGAAAAGAAGGTAAAATTAGTAAAACCATCTTGGTATGAAAATAAATGGTTATATTTTGTTTATGGTGCTGGTATAGTAGGTATTCCAGCATATAATATAGGTAAAGGTATCAAGTTGATAAACTACTAATGGAAAAAAAACAAATAAAAGAAGCAATAAAACGAGAATTTATTAAATGTGCAGAATCTCCTGCATATTTTATGAAAAAATATTGTGTTATACAACATCCAATTAAAGGCAAAATACCATTTGCTCTATATGATTTTCAAGAGAAAACTTTAGAAGATTTTGTACAGCATGATTATAATATACTTTTAAAAGCTCGTCAGTTAGGTATATCAACATTGACTGCAGGGTATTCTTTATGGATGATGACTTTTCATAATGATAAGAATATCTTGGTTATTGCCACAAAACAAGATACTGCAAAAAACCTTGTTACTAAAGTTCGTGTGATGCATGCAAATTTACCACAATGGTTAAAAGCACAATGTGTAGAAGATAATAAATTATCATTAAGATATAAAAATGGTTCTCAAATCAAGGCAATCGCAAGTTCAGAGGAAGCAGGTCGCTCAGAGGCATTGTCATTATTGATACTTGACGAGGCAGCATTTATTGACAAGATTGATACAATATGGACTGCAGCATCTCAAACTTTGGCATTGGGTGGAAGATGTATTGCATTATCTACACCGAATGGTGTTGGTAATTGGTTTCATAAGGTTTGGATTGAGGCAGAAGATGGTACTAATAATTGGAATATGATTAGATTACATTGGAGTATACATCCTGAAAGAAATGATGAATGGAGATTGGAACAAGACAATTTACTTGGGCCTTCAATGGCCGCTCAAGAATGTGATTGTGACTTTATCACTTCAGGACAATCAGTAGTAGATGGTGTTATTTTAGAAGAATATAGAACCACTATGGTAAAAGACCCAATAGAAAAACGAGGGGTTGATAGTAATTTATGGATATGGGAGCCACCTAATTATACAAAAGATTATGTGGTGAGTGCTGATGTTAGTAGAGGTGATGGAACAGATTATTCTGCATTTCATGTTATGGAAGTAGAAGATTGTAAACAAGTAGCAGAATATAAAGGTAAGATATCTACAAGAGATTATGGTAATTTACTTGTCAATGTAGCAAAGGAATATAATGATGCACTGTTAGTTATTGAAAATGCATCAATAGGATGGGCAGCAATTCAACAAGTAATAGATAGAGAGTATGAAAATTTATTTTATATGAGTAAAGATTTACAATATGTAGATACACAAAAACAAATGACTAATAAAATTTATAGACAAGAAAAACAAATGATTCCTGGGTTTACAATGTCTACAAAAACAAGACCGTTGGTTATTTCTAAATTGGAAGAATTTTTTAGAGAAAGGGCAGTTAAAGTTTATTCCCAGAGGTTAATTGATGAATTATTTGTATTTATATATACTGGAATGAAAGCCGAAGCAATGTCAGGATACAATGATGACTTAGTAATGTCATTTGGTATTGGATTATGGATACGAGAAACTGCATTGAGATTAAGGGCAGAAGGCATAGAATTACAGAAGAAAACTTTAACAGGGATTGAGATGAATCCTGGTATTTATGTAAATGAAAACACTCCAGGTAAGGAAGCATGGGAATGGGATGTTGGAAATAAAAAAGAAAAAGAATCTTTAGAATGGTTAATTAATTAGAGGAAAGTATGGCAGACAAATCAATAAGAGCTCGATTAGCTAGATTATTTTCTAGCAATGTTATTGTAAGAAATATAGGTGGTAGACGACTTAAAGTAGCAGATACGAGTAAATTACAATATGGGCCACGAAAACAATTAGTAGGTAGATACCAAAGATTGTTTTCAAGTGGAACAGGACTATCCGGATATTCAGATACCGCGATGGTACGCTCATTACGTTTAGGGTTATTTAGAGATTATGAATCAATGGATGCAGACTCTATTATATCGAGTGCACTTGACATTTATTCAGATGAATCTACGATGAAAAGTGAATATGGGGATGTTTTAACAATTAATAGTGATAACGAACAGGTTAAACAAATATTACATAATTTATTTTATGATATATTGAATATAGAATTCAATTTGTGGCCTTGGATTCGTAATATGTGTAAGTATGGAGATTTTTTCTTACATTTAGAAATCGATGATAAGTATGGGATTCATAATGTAGTTCCATTATCAAGTTATGATGTTGTGAGATTGGAAGGTATAGATCCAGAAAATCCAGAATATATTAAATTTATGTTAGAACCTACAGACCCAAGCCAGCAAAATTTGTCTCATACACAAAAAGAATATGAAAATTTTGAGATTGCACATTTTAGATTATTAGGAGATTCAAATTATTTACCGTATGGTAAAGCTATGATTGAAGGTGGTAGAAAGACTTGGAAACAGTTATCACTTATGGAAGATGCTATGTTAATTCATAGAATTATGAGAGCACCTGAAAAAAGAATATTTAAGATCGATATTGGTAATATTCCACCAAACGAAGTTGATAATTATATGAATCAAATTATTAATAAAATGAAAAAATCACCAATTATAGACGAGTCGACTGGTGATTATAATTTACGATATAATATGCAGAACATAACAGAAGATTTCTTTTTACCAGTTAGAGGTGGAGATAGTGGAACTCAAATTGATAATTTAGCTGGGTTGACATATGAAGCAGTAGAAGATATTGAATATTTGAGAAACAAGTTAATGGCAGCATTGAAAGTTCCAAAGGCATTTCTTGGATATGAAGAACAAATTGGTTCAAAGGCAACTTTGGCAGCAGAAGATGTAAGATTTGCTAGAACTATCGAAAGAATTCAGAGAATCACAGTATCAGAATTGACTAAGATTGCAATTGTACATTTATATGTGCAGGGATATGAAGATGCAGATTTAGTTAATTTTGATTTAAAACTTACAAATCCATCCACGATATATGAACAAGAAAAAGTTGAATTGTGGAGTAGTAAAACACAATTAGCATCAAGTATGTTACAAGATGGTATAGTTTCTACAGATTGGATTTATAGAAACATATTTGGATTTACTGATGATGAAATTAAAAAAGAAGATGAAGGTATTGTTTTTGATTATAAACAAAAATTTAGAAGAGCTCAGATAGAATCTGAAGGAAACGATCCAGCGAAATCTGGTGAATCACAAGGAACACCTTCAGATATGGCGATGGGAAGAACTGGACATGAATTAGAGGATGAAGGTGGAAGTCCCGAAGGTGGACAACCTGGAGCAGGTAGACCAAAAGAGGGCCCCCATTATGGTAAAGATGGTAGTGCACGAGGTAGAGATCCATTAGGAAAACATGATAAACGTAAAGGTGGAAGTAGTTCTCCTAAATATGGAAAATCATTAGCCTTAGCCCATCTTGACAAATTAAAAGGAACATTAATTAAACCTCACGTAAAGATATTAACTGAGTCTGAGGAGGTAAAACAGGAATATGATAAGGAAATAAATTCTAAATCGTAATATATATAAATTCAGAAGTTTAATATTTATTATAGAATGAATCTAATTATCATTGGAGTGATATATGTCAAAAAAATTGAAGCACAGTAAAATTAAAAATACTGGTGTGTTATTTGAAGTTTTGACTCGACAAATAACATCAGATATACTGAGCAATAAAGAATCAAAATCTGTAAATTTAGTTAGAAAGTATTTTAATAAAAATACTGCATTGGGAAAAGAATTACAATTATATGAAATTTTAACAAAAGAACGATATAATTCTGAAGAACGCGCAAACAGATTAATAGATGCTGTCTTGAAAGAACGGGCACAAATTACAAATTCTTCTCTGAGACGGGAAAAATTTAATTTAATTAAAGAAATTAAGGAAGATTATGATGTAAAAAAATTATTTACTTCAAAAATTCCTAATTTTAAACAATTGGCGTCAATTTGGAAACTATTTTCTATTGAATCTTCG